TAGTGTACAAGGTCGTGCTCCTGGTATGGCTTTCTTACCTTACTGTTCTCTACCTGAGTTAGAGGCATGTATGGAAGTATGGTCTTTTATGGAGATGATCCATAGTAGATCATATACTTATGTCATTAAGAATGTATATGCTGATCCATCAGAAGTCTTTGATACTATAATTAAAGATCCAAAGATACTAGAACGTGCTGCAACTGTTACTGGATCTTATGATGAGTTTATTAATGAAGCACAGCAGTGGGGTCAAAGTAGTTTGTGGAGAGATATGGATAAGTCCTTGGACACATCCTTACCTGTTCTAGAAATGAAAGAGGTGAAACGTAAACTCTATAGGGCAGTTGCTAATGTTAATATTCTTGAAGGTATTCGGTTTTATGTGTCCTTTGCTTGTAGTTTTGCTTTTGGTGAACTTAAGCTTATGGAAGGTTCAGCTAAGATCATATCTCTAATTGCAAGAGATGAGAACCAACACCTTGCAATCACCCAGAATATATTAAACAATTGGAGGAAAGGTGATGATCCAGAGATGGTTCAGATCATGAAGGAAGAAGAGGAGTGGACGTATAAGATGTTTGATAATTGTGTGAACGAAGAGAAAGCATGGGCAGAATATTTGTTTAAGAATGGATCGATGATTGGATTGAATGATAAATTACTACAACAGTATGTTGAATGGATTGCAAATCGTAGAATGAAATCTATTGGTTTGAAACCAGCATATGATATACCTGCTAGTCACAATCCACTTCCTTGGACATCTCATTGGATTAGTTCTAAGGGACTTCAAGTAGCACCGCAAGAAACAGAAGTTGAATCTTATGTTGTAGGTGGTATTGTTCAAGACGTTAAAAAAGACACCTTCTCAGGATTTAAATTATGACTACACAAACAGAAAAATGGAATGATGCTCTTACAATTTTTACAGAGAGTGTTCATAAACCAGATAATAAACTTAGAAATTGTGCTCACAATCAAGAATGTTACAATGAATTAATGTGGATTCGTGAACATGTTATAGAGTATTTGCAAACTTTGCGTAAATAGTATAGTGTATAATTGATGACATCGAATGGCATACTCTATAACTTTAAGAACACCTGATGGTGAAGAAACAACGTTTGATTGTGAGAAAGACGAGTATATTTTAGAAGCAGCAGAAGAGGCAGGTGTAGATCATCCATCATCATGTAGAGCAGGAGCATGTTCTTCTTGTTGTATGAAAGTTTTAGAAGGAGAAGTTAATCAAGAGGAGCAAACATTCCTTGATGATGATCAAATGGAAGCTGGATTTGTTCTTGCGTGTGTAGCAATGCCTGAATCAGATTGTGTTATACTGACAGAACAAGAAGATAATCTAGACTAATATAATAAATACTGCTATGCTATTTCCAAGACGATATGCAAGTTGTCCGTGGCCTGATTCGAGGTATAGAGAGTACATGAACGGAAGACTTAAAAAAATAGACATGAAGGCAAGACTTAACGGCATGAAAGCTGGTCTTGCTAATGAGTCGTGGTATCCTGAATGGGATGCTCGTCAAAGAGGTGCTGCCCAACGCATTCTAAATAATGCACTGGAAGTCCTTGACGAGTATGACTATTGACTATGAGAATCCGTGGCTCTATAATGGGAAAGCTTTTAGGTCTTGCGATATTGGGGAGAATTTTGGGTTTGTTTATAACATTACTAATAATAATACCCAACGTGAGTACATCGGAAGAAAATACTTTTGGCAATTTCGAACTCCTAAAGGCAAAAAACGAAAAGTAAAATCTGAATCTGATTGGAAAAAATATTATGGATCTTGTCCTGAACTTAAAGAAGAAATTAAACAACTGGGTAGACAGAACTTTAGCAGAACTATGCTCAGCTTACATAAAACAGCTGGCAAGACAAACTACGAAGAGACGAAACAGCTCTTTATTAACGGAGTCCTTACAGAACAGCTTGACTCTGGTGAACCAAAGTTCTATAATAGTAACATCCTCTCAAGATATTTCAAAAAAGACTACTACGAAAACAAATGAAGAAATTGTATCTGATATATCTAGATGGGCTTTAGATAAATTAGATTCAACTACAACTGTTGGAGATAAGATGGCTCTTTATTCAGAATTTGATGATTGGATTGATCCACAAAATGATGACTTGGAAATTACTAGTTTAAAATTTAAAAACGATGAAAATTTTTCTTGATACAGCAGATACTGAAATAATTAAAAAGTATATTCATACTGATTTAATTGATGGTATAACTACAAATCCAACTCTCATTATGAAGAGTGGAAGAGATCCTGAAGATGTCTATCAGGAGTTGGTTGACATGGGAATTCGTGATATTAGTATGGAAGTCATGGGAGATTCTTCTGAGATGACTGTTGAGGGACGTAGATTATTCCAAAAGTTTGGTAAACAAGTTACCGTAAAGGTTCCATGTACTCCAGAAGGACTTATTACTTGTAAGGAATTATCAAGAGAATTAATTAGAGTCAATGTTACTTTAATATTTGATGCAGCACAGGCAATACTTTCTGCTAAAGCAGGAGCAACATATGTTTCTCCATTTGTAGGTAGACTTGATGACAATTCTATTACAGGATTAGATTTAATAAAAAGTATTGATGATATATACAGAGTGCAAGGAGTACATAAGACACGTATATTGTCAGCGTCTATTCGTTACGTTAATAGTGTATCTCAATCATTTGCTAATGGTGCGGATATAGTTACCATGCCACCAGCAGTGTTTGAGAAGATGTATAATCATGTATTGACGGACAAAGGATTACAATTGTTTGATGAAGATTGGAAAAATGTTATCAGTAAGGTGTAAAATTTGTAATAAAGAATTAGTAAGTGTTTCTAATAAACCTGTTTGCTGCGGTTGTCCTAACATGGTAACAATCGCAAACGACAGGATTACTGCTACAGATTTATCGCAAGTTGTTTATTTAAATACAAATCAAGAGAAAAAGAATACTAATACTCTTAGTGCTAAAGATATTGAATGGCAAGAAAAAAGAAGTAAACGCAAAATTCGTAAACTTGATTTTGAAACTAGATGAAATATATCACGTTTGCTCCGTATAGAGCTGGTTTGGTTAATGTATTACTTTCATATGAAGTTGCATTTGCTTTATCTTATATCACAGGAAGAACTTTAGTCTTACCACCTAGCACTTATTTTGCTAATGGTATAGTTGGTGATGACTATAAAAATCCTGATAATTTTTTAGACATATGGAGTATCTTAGATAAAGAGTATGTAACTTCTAAGATTAATTGTATAGATTTTGATGATGTTCCTGAACTGAAAGAAAAGAAATCAGAGATGGGTGGCATTAGGCACGGGTTTTGTGAGGAAGAAGGTAATGAAAAGTTTTCTCATACTGCTTATATACAAGATCATATAGATGATCTTCATCTAGTTGAATGGGATGATAAAATGCTCCTCTCCAGTAAGCAGGTTGTGTTTACTGGACAAGAGTTTTCTACTACAGATTTTAATTACTTTGTTAATGGAAGAGACGTTATAGATCTATCAAAGATTGATAATAAATTCATACATTTTGAAGCTAATTTATTTGGTAACTACTGGTATAGTGTTTATCCTGGTGATGAGAATCATAGAAATCAGATGAAAAATGTAGTTAATAAGTGTATAAAATATAGAAAAAGATTTTATGAACTGTTTCTAAGAGCAAAGATGACTCTTGGAAAATACAATGCTGTTCATATAAGGAGAACTGATTTTTTATATGCTAGAAAAGATGATATGTCATCTGTGAGTAGTCCGTCACAGTTAAAAGATAATTTGTTAAAGTTTTTTGATACAAACACTACTTTGTATATTTCTACTGATGAACCAAACAAGGCATTTTTTAATGATGTCTTACAGGAGTATCAAGATGTTTATTTCTTTCATGATTTTGAGGAGTATAGTCATCTTTCTAAATTAGAAATAGCAGTAATGGAGCAAGTTATTTGCTCTCAAGCACAGTTTTTCTTTGGAACTTTTGCATCTACTTACACTAAGAGAATTAATGTGATGCGTGGTTTAGAAAATAGGCAAGTTGATGATGATCTTGGAGTGAATAAGTTTGACTTTGATAATCGTGAGAATTTTTTATCAGCACTACCTTGGAGATGGAATGAGTCTAAGTCTTGGACTTGGGAGAAATCATATCACCCTCAATGGTTAGAGGAAAAACGTGGTAGATATCTTAATAAAAGAAATATCAAACCACCTGTTTATAATAAAGTTCCTTTTATAAAAGGAAAATTACCTGGACCTTTATATCAAGCAATACTAGATGAATATAAGAAGATGAAATTTGATGAAGTTGTAGATGATAGTTCATATAATCGAGAATATGATGTCGTTGAAACAGCAGGAATATCTCAAGTTGGGAGTTCTAAACCTTTTCATTATAAAGATAATATAAGTATTGAATTGATTAATAGAATCTATAAAGAATTAACTCCTTTAGTAACTAGATGGTCTCGCACACCCTTAAAGAAAGCATGGGCATATGGAGTTAGAAGTTATACTCCTAATTCTATTTTACATTTACATAGAGATAGATGTGATACTCATGTTATTAGTTGTATTATATTTGTAGATCAGGATTCGGAAGTTAATTGGCCATTAGATTTTTATGATCACGAATATAAACATCATCAAGTAGAATTTGAGGCAGGAGATGTATTATTCTATGAAAGTTTATGTGTTCATGGAAGAGCAACACCTTTTAAAGGAAATTATTATAGGAATATGTATTTTCATTGGACTCCCTTAGATTGGGTTAAAGAAGAGTATAGAGATATGAAATGTGCTTTTAAAGGTGATGAAGAAATACAAAAATTATATACAAAATCTATGATTGATTTGGATGAAGTTGTTGATGATAACTCATATGTTTTTGCTACAAATAGTTTAGTGTACAAGAAACAGACTTGACTTTCCTTTAAGGTTCCTCTATAATAATGGGGTAATTAATCAGAGCAATGACGCTTACTTCAAAGTTTAGAAAGGACATAAGCACCCTTCGTGCTGCTGCAAACAAAGAAATTTATTTGGACGTAAAGAATCCAAAGTTGTATAAAAAGGTTAGGAAGTATTACGAAAGAGAGCAGTCCATACAGTTTACAGGTGAACCGTTGGAAGATTATGATATATTAATGGATGTAATCGCAGAAGATCTTCAATCGGTTGAAGTAAAATGATGGTACTACTTGAAAGATTCCCTTATCGTTACGTTGAGAACGGTACACTAGACAATGGAAAACCAGATTTCCGTATTCAGAAACAAGATTATTACACTAAGAGATATAAGGACATGTATCTATGTGATAATGGAATGCAGTTGAGTCAAGCTATGGAAGACTTTGAGTATACCAAATGGTTAGATCCTTCTGGTGTCCCTTGCTATATTAAGGATGAGGCAGAAGCACCAGATACTGATGAAGGAGGGAGGTATAGAATATGAGTGAAGAGTTTAACCGAATTGCTAATGCTCTAGAAAGAATTGCTGGAGCATTAGAGCATTTGCATATTGAGAAAATTGATCATGCACATATTGATGACATTGGTGAGATTCATGGTGATGTTACTACCCATCCCAAAAACTTCTAAATAGACCAGAGTAAAAATTAATTATGTCAAAAGGTACAGCAGGTAAGTCTGCAAGTGGAGCATCGATGTCTAAGTATGACATAGAAGTTGAAGCAAGATTGCAAGCATTAGAGAAAGCAATTGAAGAATGTAAAGCAACATGTGCAGCAAATTCACATTCACATGATGGTGGTGGGTCTGATCCAAGAGTAGATACTATTATAAAGGTATTGCAAGCAGATCCTAAAATTAATTATGATAGACAATCTGCTCGTGTTGAAGGAAGACCTCTTCCAGCAAGAGCATCATCTATGATGTCAGCAACCGATTTAGTATAAAAATATTTTTTATCATGAAAATTGGATTTAATTGTAGTTCTTGTGATTTATTTCACGCGGGACACGTTACTATGCTTAAAATGGAAAAACAGTTGTGCGATTATCTTATAGTCGCACTTCAAGTTGATCCTACGATAGACAGACCTGGTGTTAAAAATAAACCAGTACAGTCTGTTTATGAAAGGTATGTTCAGTTGCAAGGATGCAAATATGTGGATGAGATTCTAGTCTATGAGACAGAGGCTGATTTACTTAATTTACTTCAAACCCAGACTATCGATGTTCGATTCTTAAGTGAAGAGTATAAAGATCGAGATTTTACTGGTAAGCAATGGTGTATTGATAATGGTATAGAACTTCATTTTCATATAAGAAAACATCAATATTCTTCAACGGAACTTAGAAACCGAGTCTATACATTAGAAAAAGAAAAGAGAGAGCAGAAAGATATTGATGAAAATGTAAAACAATATTCCCCTGAACTTCTACATAAGTATTTTGACAATGAAAGTAACTGAAACCCCACTTGTTGATGCATCTATTATTACAGTAGATAAGTATGAGGATGATAGAGGATTCTTTATGGAGTCCTTTAATGAACAGAAGTTTATAAAAGAACTTGGTCATTATGAATTCGTTCAAGATAATCACTCCAAATCTTCTAAGGGAGTTTTAAGAGGTCTTCATTATCAGATAGAACATCCTCAAGGTAAGTT